AGATATTACAGTTTTTGAGCAACTTTACCAACTTGCTGCAGAAGATATAAAAGAAACAGCTGGTAAATTAAAAGAGTACAAGAAAACTGACTTTGCTCAAATTATTTCTGATGCAGAAGATATTATTTCGCAAAATATTGATGCAATATCTAAATGCGAACAACAAGAACAAGATGCACAAACACAAAAAGACGAACTTCAAGATGATTTATTGCGTCAAGTTGAAAGTAAACAGCCAACAACATATACAGGTCCGTCAATAAAACAACTTAAACAAGAAGAAATTCAATTAACTGATAAGATAAAAAATCTGCAGCAAGAAATTGAAACGAAAGAACAAGAAGTTGAAGAAAAAAATGATACTCAACTTAAACTTCGTGTTGATATAAAGCAATTTGATCATGATGATATTGAACACCACGTTGGAAAATATAATTCATATGATTCAAAGATAGAAACACAAACGAGAATAACAAATAAACAAAGGACATATGTTGATGGATTGCAAGAAAAAATACAACATCTCGACACACATGAATATGATCCAGAATGCAAATATTGTACATCAAACGTATTTGTTAAAAACGCATTACAAGCCAAGGATTGTATTGATCAAGAACGTGAGTCATTGAAACGACATGAAGAATATTTAACACGTTTTAAAACAGAGCAACAGGAATTATTTAAATACACTATACAAAAAACTCAGTTAGAATCATTGATTTCAGAACGATCTGGATTACGAGATGATATTGAACGTGATGAACTTCGTTTAGAAATTTTAGAAAATGAATTACAGACAAAAGAATCTGAATTAGAAACTTGTTTAGAGCGACAAGAACAATATACGATTAATCAATCTGCAATTGAAACTAATCAAAAAATTGAAGAACGGATTGAATTAATTAAAGATGCGTTAGAACATAATAAACATGCAATAGCAAAGATTACAACACGAATCAAAAATTTACATGGTGAGATTGAAGTTGCAAAAACAAAAAAGAAACATGCACTTGAAAGTTTAGATTCTTATAAAAAGTTAGAAACAGAATATAAGGCATATGAATACTATTTAGAAACAATAAAAAGAAATGGTGTACCATATGATATTATTGCAAAAGCTCTTCCAAAAATTGAAGCTGAAATCAACAATGTACTCAATCAAATAGTTGATTTCAATATGGTTCTGAATACAGATGGCAAGAATATAAACGGATATATTATTTATGATGAAGATAATTTTTGGCCATTAGAATTAACATCTGGTATGGAACGTTTTATTTCTAGTTTAGCAATTCGTGTAGCTTTAATTAATGTATCAGCATTGCCTCGTCCTAATTTTATTGCAATTGATGAAGGCTGGGGAAGTTTAGACTCAGAACATATTGCTGCAGTAATCAACCTATTTGAATATTTTAGAAACAAGTTTGACTTTTCAATTATTATTTCACACGTTGATTCTATGCGTGATATGGTTGATAAATTACTTGAAGTTAACAAGCAAAACGGATTTAGCCAGATTCAGAACACGTAATATTTATAATAAAGTATTTCGTGTATGAAAAGAAAAGAAACTATTTATCGAGGACTTGACTTAATTAATGTATTTTTTGAAGATACATCATTAACATCTCCTGATATATTTCAAATTACAGAATTTCCTACACGACTTACTGCTGGTAAAAATTTAATTAAATTAAAAGGCCATCCGGATAATTTACGAATTGGTTCATATCTTAATATTGAAATATTAGATTTTAATGGCGATCCAATTTATTATGAAATAATTGATTATATTGATGAAGATAAGTCTCGTGTTATTGCAATATATGTTTATGAAGAAACATCTCCGGGCGAAGCTTCAATAACAATTGTTGGTGAATTACAACAACTTAACGGACAACCAGTACCGCAAGAATGGGAAGGTCGTGCTAATGTTAAATGGTCTAGAACTGTACAAATTAATCCTACACTTTCAAATAATTCAGAAGTAATTTTTGAAGCATTACCGAATGTAACAATACAAGAACAAGTAGGTGTACAATTAAATCGAACATATCCAAATGGACAACAATTTCCAACTTATTCAACAGGAACTGTTAGATTCTTTTCATATAATGGACAACCAGCAATTGAATTAACAAACGGATTGTTTACTAAAGATATGGAAGATGGTACAATAACAGTATCATCGCCATCTAATCCACAACCTACGCCGCAGTTTACACCATCTAGTACAGCATATTCTTCAACTATTAAGAAAGTTTTAAGTGAAACAACAATGTTATTAGATTCAGAATTTATAGTCAAATCTAATCAAACACTTTCAACTCATACATATACATCATTTGACGCATCTTCATATTCATTATTATATGAAGCAACACCTACATATACACCAACTGAAAATTCAGAATCATTTGCATATGTTACTATAAACGGATTAGAACCAGCAACTGGTGATATTGATCGTATAAAGGTATTTGTTAATGGAAAAGGTACAATTGGTACGTGGGAACAAATTAATGATATTGAATTAGAAGAAATTGAATTATTTGTAGATACCGGAAGTGTATTTCCAGATTTTGCAATAGGCACATTTTCATCTCAAAATATAATTGATACGTATTGGGAAGCAAAATATTTTAACAATGGTGGATTAGGTACTGCTCCTACAGCATCTTGGACGAGTGGTAGTATAGGAAATGGTGTACAAATTATTCCGCATGGTGGGTCTGATATATCTGCTACAAATAGTGTAATGACATTTCAACACGTAGCACCATATGCCGCTACATTTGTAAGTCAGTCTGCATATAAATTAACAATTGACGCAATTGGCACTAGGAGTTCAGTAAGTGGTAATTCTAATCCAAAATTATCAATATTCTTATCAGGTTCTGCATTTCCATATGATGCACAAGATCTATTGAATCAAAACATACAACAATTTGGACGTAGAATCGGTGAATTAGAAGTATTATCTAGTAATCAAAGATTCGATGATACGGTATTTGAATTTGAGGCATTACAAAATGGTAGTGGGCAATTAATATTTGTAATTGAAGGCGGTGAGTGGCAATTTTCTGATATCAGAACTACAACTGATAATGATCCCGGATATACACCAGGGTATACAAGAATAAGAACAGAAATACCAACCAAACATAAAAGTGGTAACCAACTTTCATTCAAATTAGAATATTATAATGTAGATAGTGTTAAAAGTAAACAAATATCATATGTTAATAATCTAGATTGGCAGGGAGGTAATCGTTATATTGATGGTGATTATTCAATGCTTACTGGTTCATTATATGTTGCTGATTCATTAGAATCGGGCATTGCAATATCTGGACTTAAAAATACTGGTTTCGTACGCAGCTTAGGATATTCTGGATTTGAATATGGCGATCCTGGATTTTTATTATGGAGCGGTAGTGCGTTATCTGGCAGCTCCGGAACTAAAGGTGGCGTACCATATTCTGGCGTCGGATTAGAATTATATGCTAGTGGCAATAATTATTTTAGATTTTCAACTGCAGATTCTGAATTAGATGTAAGAACTGAAAAATTCTTCGTCGGAAATTCATCTACAAATATTTCAGCAAGTAATGGAAATTTGCAAATATTATCATCTAATTTTACAGTAACAGCTGATGGAGATGTTTCAGCAACAAATATTTCATTGTCTGGTACATCATATGCTGGATTATTTTCTTGGGATATTAAATTATTTAGAGATGAGGGAGAATATCCAGCATTATCTGCTATTGACAATGATGTATTATGGTATACGTCTTCATACGGAGGTGTACCGTACGTAATTATTGATTTAGGCGCAGCTCCAGCATCATTTATTCGTTTTAATGATGCCCCGCCATACCCCATATGGGCGATATTAATTAATGATACATCAATAACACCTAGCCGACAAGATGGTACGTTATTAACGTTAGAAGCTGCTACTAACAATGTTTATATTAGAGCCGGCAACGGCATGAGCGTATTACCAGCAACAGCATCATACATAACACCATTTGGAACAGAATATAATAACCTCAATCAAAATTATGAATTTTATTACGTACAAGGACAACGTAAATTTGAATATAATACTACTGTAACAATTGACAGTCAATCATATAGTAATGTGTATGATATGGATACCGGGGCTCGTATATTTTTACAAAAAAGTATTTTTGATTACAATATTTTAGCAACCGGACACCCAGGTTATGAATCATTTAAAGGAGTATTCCCAGCAGCAGATGATTTATATGATATTGGTAGTAGTTCTAGGCGCTGGGATGATATTTACGCTACGAATGCAACAATTCAAACATCAGATGAAACGCAAAAAACTGATATAGCATCATCTGATTTGGGATTAGATTTTATAAATGAGTTACAGCCAGTTAGTTATAAATGGATTGGAAAAACAAGAACTCATTATGGATTAATAGCTCAAAGTGTAAGTTCATCATTAGCTAATTTTAATAAAACAACCGCAGATTTTGCAGGAATTGTAATTTCTACAAATGAATCTGGATCAATATTTGGACTTCGTTATAATGAATTTATATCTCCGTTAATTAAAGCAATACAAGAACAACAACAGATAATTAATTCGTTGCAATCTAGAATTGAAATATTAGAAAGTGGTTCTGTATAAACTAATATTTATATAAAATGGTCATTTAAATGAAATCAATACTACAAGAATTCAAACAACATCTCATAGAACAAACAAGTAATGTTACTGTTTTGTTTCCAGGCGGATTTAAGCCTATAACTGGAGCACATTTAGCACTTGCTAATCGATATGCAGAAAATCCTTCAGTTAAACAAGTAATAATGCTTGTTGGTCCAAAAGATAGAGATGGATTTACGAGAAAACAAACTATCGATAGTTTTAATCTATTAAATTCAAACCCAAAAATCATAATGCAACCAACAGAATTTAATTCTCCAATAATGGCTGCATATGAATTCTTATTTGCATTGCCAGAAGATGCTCAAGGACAATATGCAATGGCAGCTTCAACAAAGGGTGATGATTATGTACGAGCTAAAACATTTGTTCCTAATGTAGATAAATACAAAATTACTGGTGATAAATCTGGAAGAAAAATACCGCAAGGTATTGATGCTATTGAATTAACAGCAAATGCAGATCCAATTCAATATCCATCAGGAGAACCAATTTCTGCAACAGCAACACGACAAGCAATTGCATCGGGCGATTATAACATATTCAAACTCTCGTACCCGGGTATAGAAGATTCGGTACTAAAAAATGTTTGGGAAATATTAACTGGCAAAATGATTGAATCTACTTTTTCTAAAGGTTGGTGGAATACAATTTTAGAACAAGATGTTAATGCATTATTTACTGAATTAAGAACTGGAAAGCGTTTACGTGTATTTGATTTTGATGATACATTAGCAAAAATGAATGCTACAATTTATGTTAAACACCGAGATGGATCTAACACAGAATTAAACCCAGCACAGTTTGCGGTTTATGAGCCAAGGCCCGGCGATGATTTTGATTTTTCAGAATTTGATAGAATTATTAAATCTGCAAATCCAATACAAAAAAATGTAGATGCATTAAAAAGATCAATGCAAGATGCTGGGGCTAAAACAACTATTTTAACGGCTCGTAGAGTGGCATACCCAGTTAAAAGATATCTTGAGCGCGAACATGGAATTAAGAACATATACGTTGTTGCACTGGGTTCGTCTGACCCAATGGATAAAGCTCGTTGGATTGAAAAACAAATTCAAAAAGGATATGACGATATTGAGTTTATTGACGATTCTCCAAAAAATGTAAAGGCAGTCGATTCATTACAACAACAATATCCAGATGTTGCATTAACAGCACATTTAGTAGAAGGCTATATGGATCCTAAAACTGCTGAGAAACACAAAAAGAAAATTGAAAAGCTTCGCAAATTTTTAGATAAAAATACTGGTAAAGAATTTGTATATGATTTTGATACATACGACAAAACTACATTTGGCGTCCCATTAACCGAAGGAGTATTGCTCATGGAAGGGGGTGCTGGGGGGCACATGGCTCATCCATATGATGATCATGGATTAACCTTCAATGAAATGAAAGAGTTAGTTGCCCGTGCTTTAGAAGGACAGTTAGATATCGAAGAAGCAGTAACTGAAAAGACAGACGGCCAAAATCTTCAAGTAACGTGGAAGAATGGTCGAGTAGGATTTGCTCGTAATAAAACCACAATCGTTAATCCGTTAACTACAGAAGAACTTACAACTAAATTTGAAGGCCGCGGCCCTATATCAGATGCATTTCGTGAAGCAGGACAAGATTTACAAGCAGCATTTAACAAAATAGATTCTAAAAAGTTAGATAGTATTTTCAAAAACGGCGCTGTATTTGCTAATATGGAAGTTATTTACCCAGAAACGAAAAATATTATAAATTATGATAAAGCTCATATACAGTTTCACAATTTAGTTGAATATAGAATTGGAACAAACTCAAAAGGAAAGCCGACAGTAGACAAAGTTCAAACTGATTTAGCTGGCGGGTCATTAATTCAAAAAATAATTGAAGATGCAAATGCGCACATGCAAAATACATTTTCGTTTATTCCGCCGCAAAAAATTAAATTAGGTCGTATTGCAGATTTTGAAGATCAACAAGCAGCATTATTTTCAGAAATAGATCAACTTAAAACGCAATTCGGACTTAAAGATACTGATTTAATTTCTGAATATCATCGTGCATGGTGGAGAGATGTAATCACTAGCAAAGCTCAAGAATTAGGATATGATATATCAGATGATTTAAGAGACACATTAGTAGATAGATGGGCATTCGATGATAAATCAACATCAGTTACAGTTGTTAAAAAACAAATTGAAAATCCTGAATTTTTACAATGGGTAACTGAATTTGACGATAAAGATTTTAAATCATATCAAAAACAAAACATGGAACCATTTGAATCAATCTTTTTGAGATTAGGAGCTCTTGTATTATCAAATGTATCTCAAGTATTAGCTGCAGATCCTAGTAAATCTACACAAGAAATTAAAAGAGATATTGCTACAGTAATAAAGCAAGTACAACAAAGTAAAGACCCGGAAATTCTTAAAAAAGTTGAATATCAATTAAAAAGAATTGAAAAGCTGGGTGGATTAGATCGAATAGTTCCAATTGAAGGAATTGTATTTACATTCAAAGGAAACACATACAAGCTCACCGGAGCGTTCGCTCCCGTGAATCAATTGATAGGTATATTAAAGTTTGGACGATAATATTTATATTAAAAATAGGACTTTCAAATGGCAGAGAAACATAAGTCAAAATATAAAGCACCAAAAGATTTAGAAAAATCAACGAAACCAACTCCTCGTAAAGATCTTAAAGATTATGAAGGAGATGAAACAGAAAACATGGTGCCAAATTCTACTGGCGAAAAGCAAAAGAATGTACTTCGTAAAACTGATAAAGAAGTGATTGACAACGGATCAATTGTTCCAGACATGAAAGATGCTGATAGAGCTTATAAACCAGAAGGAGAACATGACCCAAAACATGCTGCTAAAGTAATGTCTAAGCGTCAAGATGATGATGAAAAAGACAGTGAAGATTCTATTAAAGATAAAATTGAAAATCTAACAAGAGAACAAAAAGAACGTTTAGTTAGAGAATATATTCGTCGCCGTATTAAAAATGTTCTTAAAGAGCAAGAAGAGACAGAAGAAGAACCAGTTCCAGCAGAAGAGCCAATAGCTGAACCAGCAGCTGAACCAACACCAGCAGCTGAACCTGCAGTAGAACCTGCACCTGCTTCAGCAGAGCCAGCCACTCCAGAAGCACCAATCGAGCCTGCTCCAGAAGCACCAGCTGAAGAACCTGCCGCCGATCCTACACCTGAGGAAAGTAATGCTATTGAAAGTAGATATATTCAATATTTACAAACAACATCTTATACACCAAAACAGTTAGTTAGTAATTTAATGAAAATAGGATTAAAGCTTTCTTCTGAATATGATGTTAAAACAATGAAAAATTTCTTTTTGCAATTAAAATTAACGGCAGATAGAATTTACAAAGATCCAGAACAATTTAAAAAATAAGTTATGTCAAAAAAGTTACAAAATATAAATGCAGTCAATCAAATGTTGGCTGGGGAACATAAGTTTCAAACAAATAAGTCAGTTAATTTTACAAAAGAAACAAAAGATGTAAAAAAACATCTTGTTGGAGAAACTTGGGAAGAAACGGATCTTAAATCTGGTATTACATACATCATGGAACAAAAAGATGGTTATGTAATGAAAACAAAAAAGGGCGGCACACAACTTCAATCAATTAGAGATGAATTAGTTACGTTTAATAATTGTCCTAAAGAAACTTGCACTTGCAAAACACCAAATCATTTAGATCGTAAAATGAAAGCATTTCACGATATGTGTTATGATTGTGTTATTGATATGGAACATCGAATGAAAATAAATGGCACGTTTGATGAATATGCAAGAAATAGAATGAAGCAAAATGCACTTGCATGGTTGGAACGAGCCGAAAAGGATGTAGAATTATTAAAACAATCATATACAACATCATATCAAGTAATTGCAAATGCAGATGGTATGGTAGAAACATTAGATGCAAGAATGACTCCAGATCAATTTGCTGAGAAAGTTGAACGAGAATTTCAAGAATACAAAGAAAAAATCATATTACAATTATCACAAACAGAGGACAGAGATGAACGTTAAAGATCTATTAAAAAAAGCATGGCAGTGGTTATTAGACCAAACTGATATTGATGAAATGATTGAAGCTGAAGTTGAAGAAGTAAAAAAAGAATACAAAGAAACTAAAGCTAAAATTAAAGAAGTTAAAGAAGAGGTTGAACACCGAGTTGAAAGAGTAAGAGAAGAAGTTAAAGATGTTGTTGATGCTGCTCAAAAAGTGAAATCACAAATTGATGACATTAAAGGTGCAGTTAAAGGCAAGGCTAGAAAAGGTAGAAAACCTTCTTCAAAAAAACCTGCTACAAAGAAACCAAGAGCTAAAAAGAATCCTTAATGAAATTATTCTTTAATAACATAAAGAACATCATCATAGTGGTATTGATTGTAATAATCATTATCATGCAACAATGTTCTGGTCCATCAATCGATTTCAACTTATTTGGTAAGAAAAACAAACAACCCGATGCTGTTGAAGGAACTGTTATTACCAAAATAGAAACAAAATGGGATACTGTAAAATTTGATAGCTTAGTTTATGTTCCTAAATGGAGAGTAAGAGTTGATACGGTACATGATACAACCTTAAAGGATATTGATACACTTTCAGTATTAAAAGATTATTACGCAAAGTATTTTTATACGGATACATTAGATTTAGATTCATTAGGTAATATCATAATCAATGATACTATATCACAAAACTCAATCATATTCAGAGAAATCAATCCAAACATTTATATTCCGACTACAATCATACAACGAGATTCGCTCATTTCTAAGAATGAATTTTATTATGGGTTTGGGTTAGCAGGAAACCAACAACAATTCAGTTACATTGGTGGTGAGTTACTTTGGAGAAGTAAACGTAAGCGTGTTTTTGGGGTTGGGTTAGGCATCAATCAAAATCTTCAGCCGGTTGGCTCTCTAAGATTGATGTGGAAGATTGGTAAATAATTTATGGCAGCACAAAAAGACATAAAACAAATAATCGCGGAACAGTACCAAAAATGTGCTTTAGATCCCGTCTTTTTTATGCGTAATTATTGTTATATTCAACATCCCGTTAAAGGAAAAATAAAATTTAATCTTTATCCATTCCAGGAACAATCCTTAACGGATTTACGTGATAGTAGATATAACATTATATTGAAGTCCCGACAGTTAGGTATATCAACACTATCTGCAGGATATGCTCTATGGGCAATGTTGTTCAATGAAGATTTCAACGTACTTGTTATTGCAACAACACAAGAAGTAGCAAAGAACCTTGTTACGAAAGTGCAAGTAATGCACGACAATTTGCCTTCATGGTTAAAAGGTAATATGACAGCAAATAATAAGTTGTCATTAAAATTTAAAAATGGCTCACAAATAAAGGCAATTTCTTCAGCATCAACCGGTGCTCGATCAGAAGCATTATCATTATTAATTGTAGATGAAGCTGCTTTCATTAGAAACATTGAAGAAATTTGGGTAGCATCGCAAGCAACTCTATCTACTGGTGGCGGCGCAATAGTACTTTCAACACCCAATGGTATTGGTAATTGGTTTCATCAAACATGGGCGGGTGCTGAATCTGGGCATAATGGATTCAACACAATTAGACTTAGATGGGATGTACACCCAGAACGAGATCAAGCATGGCGAGATGAACAAACACAACTTTTAGGAGAAAAAGGCGCAGCACAAGAATGTGATTGTGACTTTATTTCATCTGGTCATACTGTAATTGATGGTTCAATACTACAAAATTTTGAATTGAAATGTACAGAGCCAATAGAACGAAGAGGTTATGATAACGGATATTGGTTATGGAAATACCCAGATTATTCTCGAGATTATATTGTTGTAGCTGACGTTGCTAGAGGAGATGGAGCTGACTTTTCTACATTTCATGTTATAGATGTACAAACTATAGAACAGGTTGCAGAATATAAAGGAAAACTTCCTCCAAAAGATTTTGGCAATATGCTAATAAGTGTTGCTTCAGAATGGAATAATGCACTGCTTGCAATAGAAAATGCTAATATTGGTTGGGCTGCAATACAACCAGTAATTGATAGAGGTTATCAAAATTTATTTTATACATATAAAGATGATGGATATGTAGATATTGATGTACAACTTAAAAAAGGTTATGACACGAAAGACAAATCACAAATGGTGCCTGGTGTTTCAACAACATCAAGAACAAGACCATTAATGATATCATCACTTGAAATGTATATGAGGGAAGGCTCTCCTATCATTCATTCAAAACGACTTATACAAGAGTTATTTGTATTTATTTGGGAAAATGGTAAAGCACAAGCACAACGAGGATATAATGATGACCTTGTTATGAGTTTTGCTATTGGACTTTGGTTACGAGATACGTCTTTAAGATTAAGACAACAAGGAATTGAACTCAATAAACGAGCATTAACACAATTCCAAAAAACAGATTCGGTTATATATACAGGAACAAATCGACCACAAAATACTGGCTGGGACTGGGATAATGGTTACGGCAATGAAGATTTGACCTGGCTTATTAAGTAACGGAATATTTATTTAATATAAAGAATAAATATTATGGCGTCATTAAGAAAAAGATTACAAAACTTATTTTCTACTAACGTAATAGTTAGAACCTATGGTAAAGATAAACTACGAGTAGTAGATACAAATCGCCTTCAATCTACAGGTAATTTAACGCAAAGTAAAGTTGCTGATAGATATACAAGATTACATGGGTCTAATAAACAGCGCGTTGGAGGAATGGGCGGGTATGACTCAAATTATTATATGCATCAAAATCGTATGCAGTTATACACTGACTATGAAATGATGGATAAAGACCCAATTATATCATCTGCATTAGATATATATGCTGACGAATCTACATTAGCTGATCAGTTTGGCGACGTTCTTACTGTTAAATCATCAGATAGTAGAATTCAAAAAATTCTTTACAATTTGTTTTATGATGTAATGAATATTGAATTTAATCTTTGGCCATGGATTCGTAATATGGCAAAATATGGTGATTTCTTTTTAAAATTAGATATTGCAGATGAAATAGGTATTATTAATGTTCGCCCATTTTCTTCATATGAAATAGAGCGATGGGAAGAATTCAATGAAAATACTGGTGAATATGATATTAAATTTAGACATATTGTATCAGAACAACTTACATATGATGTATTTGAAATAGCACATTTTCGTAATATTTCAGATTCTAACTTTTTACCGTACGGTAGAAGTATGTTAGAAGGAGCTCGTCACGAATTTCAAAAATTAATGTTATTAGAAGATGCAATGCTTATTCATAGAATTATGCGTGCACCTCAAAAACGTATTTTTAAAATAGATATTGGTAATATTCCACCTAATGAAGTTGATACTTATATGGAACAAGTTATCAACAAAATGAAAAAAATTCCACATATTGATCCTAGAACTGGAAATTATAACTTAAAGTTTAATTTAAATAATATGTTAGAAGATTATTATCTTCCAGTTCGCGGCGGCAATTCATCTACTCAAATTGATACATTAGATGGAATGGAATTTACAGGTATTGATGATATTGAATATGTAAAACATAAAATGATGGCTGCATTAAAAGTACCAAAGCCATTCTTAGGATTTGATGAAGGTGTAGAAGGAAAATCTACATTAGCATCTATGGATATTCGTTTTGCAAGAACAATTGAAAGATTACAAAAAATTGTTGTTTCTGAATTAACTAAAATTGCAATCATACATTTATATTCTCAAGGATATGAAGATAAGGATTTAATTAATTTTGAATTAGAACTTACAGCACCTTCTATTATTTATGATCAACAAAAAGTTGCATTAATGAATGAGAAAATGCAATTAGCCCAGGCAATGAAAGATTCTAAATTAGTTTCTCATAAGTATATTTATGAATTCATATTCAATATGTCAGAAGAAGAATGGTTACAACAAAGAAATGATATTGTTGAAGATTTAAAATTAACATTCCGTCAAAATCAAATAGAACAAGAAGGAAATGACCCTACAGTAACTGGTCAATCATATGGTACTCCGCATGATTTAGCAACAGCTCATATGAGTGCTAATGATGTTTTAGAACCAGATAAAGGGGGCAGACCGCCAGAAGGTATTAAGTCAGGCCAGCATAAAAATGCGTTAGGATGGGATCCGCTAGGCATCAAACAAATCAAACAAGATGTTAAGTCAGCTGGCCAAGCAACAACATTTACGCCTGATCCTAGATTCTATAGAAGACAATCTAGAAATTCATCATTTGCAACAGAACATGCAGATATATTGAAAAAAATTAAACCTAAAGGTCCAAAAATTATAACAGAAACATTTAACACAGAACATACTGATACAGATTCGGGGTCAATGTTGGATGAAAACAATATTTTAAATGATGAATAATATTTATAGTAAAGATACTATAGGAACACTATGAAGAAACTAAAACATTCGAAGTATAAAAATACCGGTATCCTTTTTGAAATGTTAGTTCGTAAACTAACCTCTGAAACATTAACTTCTGATAAATCAAATACTATTGATATTATTAAGAAGTATTTTGGTAAGAATACGGAATTAGCAAAAGAAATGAAATTATATAATGCATTGCTTAAAGAACAATTCAAATCTGAAGCAAGTGCATTAGAATATATACGTAGCGTAAAGGCAGCTCATTCTAAATTAAATAAATCAGTACTAAAAAGAGAACGTTATAACTTAGTAAAAGAAATATCTGAAAAATTTAAATTAGATCAAATTTCAAAAATTAGAGTTCACAATTATAAGCTGTTAGCTTCTGCATACATTATTTTTGAAAATGATGAAGCAGACAATCCAAAACAAATAATGGAATGCAAAAGCGAGATTGTAAATAATATTATAACAGAACGTGCTCAACAAGAAAAGCAACGTGATGTAGTATTAGAAACATTCAAATCTCAGTCAAAAGATCAACGATTATTAACATATAGATTACTTGTTGATAAATTTAATGACAAATATTCCGGATTAGATGAAAATCAAAAACGTTTATTAAACAAATATATAACAAACGTTAATGATTCGGATATATTAAAAGAATATATTCAAACCGTTATTCCTACAATTAAAAAAGGTTTGAAAGCGCAAGTTGCAAAAATTGATGATGCAGCTACTAAAATTAAAGTAGAACGATTATCAGAAATGCTTTGCGATGTAGAAAATATTAATATTATTAAAGAATCACACGTATTAAATCTTTTACGTTATTTTGATTTGATAAAAGAACTAAACGAGGTACATAAATGAAATCATTGCTAAAAGAAATGCAACAAAAATTTAAAGTAGTGGAGCAAGATCAAGATAAAGATGGTGATAAGGACTTTGCAGATGTAATGATTGCTCGTATGGTGAAGAGTGGTATGTCTCGAGAAGATGCAATCAAAAAAGTAAAAGATAAAGAATATAATGAAGCAGTAACAGTTTCAGCTGATGCAGATCAACAAACTATAGATAAAGCAAAAGATGTAGCTGATAAATCTGGTGAAGATTTAAAATTTGAAGGACTTCGCGGAGCACTTGATGAGCCATATTATATTGAAGTATCTTTAAGAGATGCCCGTAAAGCTCTTAATCTATTTGCTGATAAAAGAAACGGCTATCCAGAAGTTACTATTTATGGTAGCAATGTATATGCATCATTTGTTCAAAGTGAAATTGAAGATTTAATGGGTGATTTTGCAGCACATGATATCGAAGTAATAGATTCTAGTACAGAAATAGATGAGGCGTCGACATCTGCAGGAGCAGGAGCATACAATACACCAAAAGCATTTTCTACACCAGAACAAGCTCGCAAGAAAAAGAAAATGAAGTATGCAGGTGTTGCAGAATCAATGGATAAGAAGTATGAACAACTTATTGAATCATACAAAAAATTTGCATTAGGTGATTCAAAATCAACACCAGATAAAAAAGTAAAAGAAACGATCAAAGAAGTTTCAAAAAAGCTTCAAGAAATTGAACAACTTGTTCGTTATTCTTCTCGTTTAAAAACAGAGTCAGGTTTGTCTCGTGAAGGATATGGCCCATCTGTTGATAAAGCATTAACAAAAATATCAGAGCGTCTTGTTAAGATATCTGAAAGAGTAAGAGCATTAGGAGAATAATATGAACAATCTTTTATTAGAATATAAACCATTTCAACCAAAGGTATTGTCAGAGCAAAGTGCTAGAGAATATGGCGTACCTGGCGGGTTTATTGTTCAAGGAGTACTTCAACGCGCAGGAGCAAAAAACCAAAATGGCAGAATATATCCCAAGAATATCTTAGAAAGAGAATGTAAACGATATATGACAGAATTTATTGGACAGAACAGAGCATTAGGCGAATTAGATCATCCAGAGTCATCAGTCGTGAACTTGAACAACGTATCACATAACATACTTAAGATTTGGTGGAGTGGAGATGATTTGATGGGAACAGTCCAAGTACTTGATACGCCATCAGGAAAGATCCTTAAAACGTTGTTTAAAGAAGGAATTACATTAGGAATTTCAAGCAGAGGTTTAGGTTCTGTAAAAGAATTATATAAAGAAGGAGCAGTAGAAGTACAAGATGACTTTGAACTTATTGCATGGGACTTTGTTTCAAATCCATCAACTCATGGTGCATTTATGCGTCCTTCCAAAATGAATGAGTCTGCAGGAGCTGTAGAAAAAAGATTTAAGTACGCAACAACAAATCAAATAATTACATCAATTCTTTGCGATAACGGAAAATGTAGGATATAATATGAAAAGCAATCTAAAATACATATTTGAAATGATGGAAGGTGAACAACAACCTACATTAACAAAAGAAGAAAAATCTGAATTCGTTCAATCATTAAAAAACTTTTCTGCAATGTCAGAATCAGTTTATGGCAAAGGTGATTTAAAACAAATTACAGAAAGAGTACGTAACATCATAGAACGTGCTGAAATGATTGTTAATGAGAATGCAGATTGGTTTGACAAAGTATCAATGAACCGTCACCTTAAAGAATTAAATGGTTCATATAAAACATTTGAAGCTACAGCACAAGAAATGTCTCAACTTCAAGAGCGTTTGGCATTAGCATATGAAGATATAGGACAACAACTTTCAAAATACTTTGATGTAGAATAATTTGGTTGTTTGAATATTTTTTATTATTATATATAGGACCATAGATGGATAAGAATTTATATAGAGAATTTTTCGGAATGAAAAAAACTATTGATGAGGCTGAGCTTATTAACAAGATAACTGACTATCAAGGTGGTGTTGTATACAAATTGTTCGATCCATCAACATATGCAAACGTTAGAGCAGATATTGAAGCATTTGCAAATAAAAAAGGTTTACAAGTTATTCAAAATAAATTTAGTGCTGAAAGAGGCATTGGTTATATGCGATTCTCTCAAACAGAAGATCCAGGCAAAGATTCACAACGCATTCAAGGATTTATTTCTCAATTACCAGAAGTAATGAAATTTAAATTTAAAATTATACAAAGAAAACAACAGTCTTAATTTAAAACAGGTTATATGAACAAAAAACAAAAAGAACATCAATCAGTTATTCCAGGCCATTCACTTGGCGCAAATGTAGTTAATGGAGATTTAGGTTTTGCAATTCGAGCATGGAAGAAAAAACTTAAAGATTCGAAGATTCTTGATAAGATTAAATCTAAAAAAGAATTTGTTAAGCCAAGCGTAACAAAACGGATTCAACGAAACGATGCTGCATATCGACAAAGAATGCAGAGCTTGAAAGACTTTTAGTACCCTCCTATAATAGGATTATAGGACCGACATATTAATTTATGTTTACGCCCCAGCAGCAATGTTGGGGCTTTTTTACTGTTTTTACGTGGCCACATATTTATAAGAAAGAAAAAAATTACATGAAAAGACACGTATTAGCAGAAAATATGATACGGTTTAGAACAAAGAATTTAACTGAATTATATAACGAATCAGATTTACCAGATTTTAGTTATATTTTAATAAATGTCTTAAAACAAAAATATCCAGGTATACAATTCAACCGAACTTTAGATGGGGTAGAAAGTGAAGACGGTCAACTTACAGTAATAGCAGACTCAATAATTGAAGACGGTTATGGCGGTGTTTGGGTGTGGGATGTAAATGTAGGGCCATATAAAGGAGTCATGACAGCTGCAATTCGTCAAACAACTGAATTAATATTAAAACAACATCCAAATTTAAAACCCGCAATATTTGTTGATGGAGAAAACCAAAACCCACGCGCGTGGGAAGCAATTGCAAAAAAATTAGGATATAAAATAATAGAATAACATTTTAAAGACTCAATGAGTCTTTTTTACTGTTTTTTTGTACAGCACCATATATATATTAAAATACGCTATTCTATCCAATATAGCGTCCCTTGTTTATCAATAACAATATTTATTAAGATTTCTAATAATCTTATTTCCAAAAAACAAATTTAAGGAGAAAACTTATGGCAAAATCAGATTTGCTAAAAGAAGCGATTGCTGATGCTAATGCTGTTAGAGAAACTGCTTTAGCGAATGCAAAATTAGCTCTTGAAGAAGCTTTCACTCCACGAATCCAAAGCATGCTTTCAGCTAAATTGTCTGAAGAATTAGAAGACGAAGAAGAAGGTACAGAAGGTATGATGAGAGGCTCAGAAATGAGAGGATCAGAAATGCGTGAGCAAGAGGATGAACTGGATTTGGAAGAGCCTATTGAAGAACCAGAAATGGAAGATGAAACGGGCGCTGAAGGCGATGTAATGAATGTTACAATCGATGACCCAACTACTTCACAATCACCAGACTTTGTAGGAGATATTCCTGCTGCTGGAGAAGAAATAGAAGGTGAAGAAGAAATAGAAGGTGAAGAAGAAATAGGTGGAGAAGATGATCTTGATCTTGAATCAATCATCCGTGAACTTGAAGGTGACTTAAACGAAGAAGAAGCTGAAGAGAAATACGAAGAAGGTGAGATGAGAGGTGAAGATGAACCAATAGAAGAAGACATTGATTCTATTATCGAAGCTATTCTTGGCGAAGAAGAAGAAGAGAAAGAAATGGGAGAACAAGTTGCTGATGAGGCTGGTGATGATGGTGACGGAATGTTACCTGAAGCGGCAGAATTAGAAGAAGCGTATTCAACCATTAAACAACTTCAATCTGTTCTTCAAGAAGTTAACTTGCTAAACGCAAAACTTCTTTACACAAACAAATTGTTCCGTAACTTTGAATTATCAGAAAATCAAAAGATGAAAGTAATTGAAAACTTTGATAGAGCTGGTAATACAAGAGAAGTTAAATTAGTATTTAGCACATTAGCTGAATCATTCCAAAAGCCTGCTACTAAAAAAGCTGTTGTTAAAGAACACAAAAATGTAGCTTCAAAGGCAGTAGGAACCACAGCACCTGCTAAAGAAATTATCTCAGAAGGAAATGAAATGGCTAACCGATTCAAGAAATTGGCTGGTCTTTTGTAAAACAAAAAAAAAATTAAAAAAGGAAAATTAAAATGGAAATTTCAAGTTTGCTAGAAAGCAACGTAGCCACTCAAAGATCTTTAGCATCTGGTCTTGTCTCTAAATGGGAGAAGACAGGTCTATTAGAAGGTCTTAAGAGTGAAACAGAAAAAGCCGGAATGGCTCAAATGCTTGAGAACCAAGCTCGTCAGCTTGTAAAAGAAGCATCACAAACAGGAACAGCAGAAGGCTCAGAAGAATGGGCTGGAGTTGCTCTTCCATTAGTAAGACGTATCTTTGCAGAATTTGCTGCTAAAGAATTCGTTTCAGTTCAACCAATGAACCTACCTTCAGGTCTTATTTTCTATTTAGACTTTAAGTATGGTACATCACAACCAGGATTCACTGGTGATCAAACTGATCCAGTAACTGCAGCAGGTCACCCATTTGGTGCTTCTGAAGCAGCTGACTCTATGTTTGGTGTTACTAATACATCTGGTGATCCAACCGGTGGTCTTTATGGTGCTGGTCGTTTTGGTTACTCAATCAACGAAACATCATCAGTTGTAACTGGTACTGTAGCAGCATTGACTGACTCAGCATCATTTAACTATGATTCAAACTTCGTAGATCCTGCAACTGGCGTTAAAGTTAATACAAATAACTTGAACACAATCTCAGTTCCATTGACATCTTTAGGTGCATATGATTCAACTGCAGTTCGTTCATTTACTATTGATTCTGCTTCTGCAGGTGCTGTAGGTACTATTTTTAACGCATTCACTAAAGTTGATGGTAGCAACTTAGTATTTGTTGTATCAGGTTCTGATTTAATTACTGCTGCTGATTACACAGTTAAGTTTAGCAATCAACCATCTGATACTACAAGAGGTGATTTTGAACAAACTTCATTTACTACTCCAGCTCCAAGTACTTCAGATGATATTGATATTCCAGAAATTAACTTGGAACTTCAATCTGAAGCAATCGTTGCTAAGACTCGTAAGTTGAAGGCAATCTGGACACCAGAATTTGCTCAAGACTTAAACGCTTACCACTCAATTGACGCTGAAGCTGAATTGACTTCAATGTTATCAGAATATGTATCAATGGAAATTGATCTTGAAATTCTTGATATGTTGATCAACGCTGCTCCAACCGTTGAATATTGGTCAGCTGTTAATAATGAGGTTTGGAACGGTGCTGGATTTACTCAAACATCAACTGATACTGGTGGTTTCTATAACACTCAAGGTGGATGGTTCCAAACTTTAGGTACTAAACTTCAAAAAGTATCTAACAAGATCCATCAAAAGACCTTAAGAGGTGGAGCTAACTTCCTTGTAACTAGTCCAGCTGTTGCAACTATCCTTGAATCTATTCCTGGATTTGCTGCTGACACTGATGGTAACAAAATGGAATTTGCTGCTGGTGTTCAAAAAGTAGGTGCTATCAATAACAGATACACTGTATACAAGAACCCATACATGAAAGAGAACGTAATCCTTATGGGTTATAGAGGTGCTCAGTTCCTTGAAACAGGTGCTGTTTATTCTCCATATGTTCCACTTATCATGACTCCATTAGTATACGATCCAGTTAACTTCACTCCACGTAAAGGTGTGATGACTCGTTACGCTAAGAAAGTGGTTCGTCCTGAATTCTACGGTAAGGTATATGTTAAAGGTCTTGAGACTATTTAATCATTAATCTTATAGAGTAATTGGAAGGGATGGCTTAGGTCATCCCTTTCTTACTGTTTAAATATTTATATTAAAATAAAGGATTAGAATAATGGGAGTCTTTTCAACTAATTTATCAGAAATAACATCTGGCGGATTAATTTCGTCGAGTCATACTTCTGATTTATATAATGTATTATCAGGTAATACGGTAGAAGATATTACTTTATCCGGATCATTTACAATATCTGCAGGTAATACTACATTATTAAATACAACAGCTACTAATTTAACTGCTGCAGCTTTTTCAGCATCATATGTTGATTTAACATCAGCTACACCTTCATACAAAGAAGGACGTATATTTTATGATGCAGACAATGGAGCATTGGGTTTATATAACAATGAAGCCGATGTTGTTCATCAATTAGGACAAGAATTTTATTTAAGAGGCCGAAATGATT